TGTGCAAAAAGGTGTACTTTAACACTTTTTAGAAAAAAGTGTGCAAAAAGGTGTACTTTAACACTTTTTAGAAAAAAGTGTGCAAAAAGGTGTACTTTAACACTTTTTAGAAAAAAGTGTGCAAAAACCATGTATAATGTTTATAATGTGTTCTTCATAAGAAGACATTATAAAAATATCAGAATCACTACACTAATTCTTCTACAACACACACCATAGTCTTGTTTTTACTCCTAGGGTGTCTCTCTCATATAAGATATTGTACGATACAAAAGTTTCATCCGGTGGTATAGCCTCCTCAATACTACCGTGGAGTGCTTAATTTAAGGACTCCCTAAGGGTTTGCTGCGCTGAGCCAAGTACCGAAATATAACACTTAATAGGTCAGACTCGCTGCTGCGCATACGAGTCTTTACATTAAGAGTAGTTGTTACCCTAAATGCTGAGCGTTTAGGACTTCGGCACTTGACGGTACGCTACTAAAAATCCTATGTTTAAATAAGAATGTCAGTAAATAGCCGCCGCGATAATTTTATCTCGTGCCTCATCGCCACCGCGCAGCAGGGGTTTTCTAAAGATGTGGACCCCTTCCTCGGTCTGTGCCACGAAACGTGGGGGGAGGAGCCGCTGTTGGCCGCGGTGAAGGACCTGCAACACGGGCGCCTCCACCGTACCCGCCTTATGTACGCGGCGCAGGCGGGCGACATAGAGCGGGTAGCTGCTTTGTCCGACGTGGGCGCGAACACCTCTTTGCAGAACTCGATGGGCCGTAGCGCACTACATTTGGCCGCCGCCAAAGGGCAAGTGGCTAGTATAAACAGCCTGGTCAAAGGGGTGGAAAAAATTTATAAAAACCCGTACATGCACATCAAGAGTGACCGGCCAAGGCGCCCCGTTCCATCAGTAAAAAATTTTTTGGAGCAAAAGACGTCTACCGGCGCCACGGCCCTCTTGTTTGCCAGCGGGGGAGGCCACTTGAAGGCTGTGCAGCTGCTGATTGAGCTTGGCGCCGCGGTGGATGCTGCGCGGAATGACGGCGAGACGCCTTTGTACCTCGCCAGCCGGAACGGCCACTTGGAGGTTGTGCGGGAGCTGCTTGCGCAGGGCGCCGCGGTGGACGCTGCGGCGGATGACGGCGCCACGCCTCTGTACATTGCCAGTGTGAAGGGCCATTTGGAGGTTGTGCGGGAGCTGCTTGCGCGGGGCGCTGTGGTGGACGTTGCGATATATTACGGCTATACGCCTCTGTTCGTCGCCAGTTCGAAAGGCCACTTAGAGATTGTACGGGAGCTGCTTGCGCGGGGCGCTGCGGTGGACGCTGCGTTGGACGATGGTACCATGCCTCTGTTAGTTGCCAGCGAGAACGGCCACTTGGAGCTTGTGCGGGAACTGCTGGCGCGAGGCGCTGCGGTGAACGCTGCGGATGAGTACGGTTACACGGCCCTCTGTGCCGCCAGCGGGAAGGGCCACTTGGAGGTTGTGCGGGAGCTGCTGGCGCGAGGCGCTGCGGTGAACGCTGCGCAGATCACCGGCATCACGCCTCTGTTTAACGCCAGCGAGAAGGGCCACTTGGATGTTGTGCGGGAGCTGCTGGCGCGAGGCGCTGCGGTAGACGCTGCGCGGAATGACGGCGCCACACCCCTATTCAGCGCCAGCGGGAGCGGTCACTTGGAGGTTGTGCGCGAGCTGCTTGCGAAAGGCGCTAAGGTGGACGCAAAGCGCGATGACGGCATGAGCCCTCTGTGCATCGCCAAGCTATTAAAAAAAAAAGAAATAGTAAAATTATTAGAGAAAACACATAATAATAAGGGTGTGCAATCGTCATGCTCCGTCGTCGGCGCACGACGACGCACACATAGAAACAAAAAGAGGCGTACGAGGCGAACGAAAAAAATGCAACTCTAAAGTCGTGCCTCAGGTGGCTGATGCTACACCAAAAAATAGAGGGTCATTCAGAAGGAGTGTCATAGAAATGTAGATTCATATACCGTGGAGTACTTAACTTAAGTACTCCCTAAGGGTTTGCTGCGCTGAGCTAACTGACGAAATATGACACTTAATAGGTCAGACTCGCTGCTGCGCATACAAGTCTTGACATTAAGAGCACTTGTTACCCTAAATGCTGAGCGTTTAGGACTTCGGCACTTGACGGTACACTCCATTTAAATCTCGGAATCCGTGACTTCTACAACACACACCTTAGTCTTGCTTTTACTCCTCGGGCGTCTCTCATACATCGTATTGTACGATACGAAGGCTTCATCCGGCGGTGCAGCCTCCTCAATACTATAAGGAAAACAGCAGTTCAGCAGAAATCGTAAAATATATGGTATAATTACAAATATGACAAAGAATAATGCCAAGCTAATACCCAATAAAAGGAAGACCTGGTCCATATGAACAGGGCATATCCATATGACAACACAAAGTGATCCTATGCTAATAAATACTACTGTAAATACCACAAGTACTGCTATAAATGCGGCAAATAATGGGTACTTTGCACAGTCTTTTATATTTTGCTCATGTTCTCTGTTAAGACAAGACTGCATTCATAGATTGGTACGGTACTTTTATAAAGCACCACATCAATTTTTACCGGGGAATTAGATTACCTTCTTTTTTTGTGTGTAATGCGGTTGGATTTACTTACCTTTTTATGTCTTGAACCACCCTTGTTAATACCGTCGCGTTGAACTACGTCTGTGCCTTGCCCAGGTGTAGGAGGTGTAGGAGGTGCAGGTGGGGCTAGAGGCACAGGTGGGGCTAGAGGCACAGGTGGGGCTACAGCTATAGGTACTGCTACAGAAGGCGCAGGCGCAGCGTCATCGACCCTACAAAACTTTGAGAATGTTAAATCAGGATTATTATACCACTCTATTTCCTTTGCGTCTAACATTGGCTTCCCATGGTAAAAAAACATCGGATAATTCATCCATACAGAACTTGGATAGGCATCAACCATAGATTGCGTTATATTTCCAGTAGTCCGCGTTTTGCACAAGTTTTTTAAGAAAACTAGATGGGCTGGGAACATATGACAACCATCTTCATAGTTATTGGCGATTAGTTTATCAAAAAATTCACATTTTAAACCAAATAAATCTTTATCATTTTGCGCAAAGGCTTCCATGATTTTATAAACTTGTTGCGCAGCTTCAATATGTTCTTTAGAATACGGATCTAATAGAGGATTTGCTTTAGCGTTTAATGCTTCTAAGCTAGTTCCAGTAATATTAAAATGATGTTTCCATGCAAAAAATTCACGGAGTTTTTCTACAAAATGCAATATATAATGATATGGAAAATCAACTCCACCTGTGCTTAGAACTATAGCATATACTTTATTTTTTATTTTTCCTAATATATCTATATATAACTGTGTTAGCTGTATGCCATTTTTGAATGTATCATTTTCTTTTTTAAGGGCAACAAGTGCTGTAGGTGGTAGTGGTTTATGATTAGAAGGAGGTAAATACGGTTGATCCTCTTCTGGTATTTGTGCTGCTAGCGCTGGTGCTACTAGCGCTGGTGCTGCTAGCGCAGCTGCAGGTACCGAAGGCGCAGGTGCTAATACCGAAGGCACAGGTACCGAAGGCACAGGTACCGAAGGCACAGGGTGCAGAACCGTCTCATAATGAGATACAGGATCTGAACAATCTATTTTCTTAATATCAAGTGTATCACTTAGAGTGACACGATAATATTGCCGCCCATTGTCATCCCATTTCCCATTCAGATATAGAGAATACAGTATATCATTACCCCGTGGTAAATAAAATTTACATTTCTGAAGAGCATTATTTAATGTATAAGTAAAACAATCATCTGGTTTCAAATGTTCGCGATCATTTTTATAGAGATAATTACCTCTAAATGTAAATATCTGAGCCATCTCACTTCCTAAACTACAAGCCCATTAAAAAATGCCTGTTTTTCACTATTCGCCGAACCATCTATCCAATGTGCTGCGATTTCATTCGGATGCTCGTCATTAAACCCGCTTCCGAATGCTTCTACCCAACCGGAAGGTGACTCCCATGTCCATTGCTCCATTTCCAAATCCCAGAAGCCCCGCTTACACGCCTTCAAGTCTGGGCTCATATCACTCACAAATACTGACAGAGGTATATATCGACCTTTCCATACAACATACGGATTTCCAAGAGTATCTGGATTTATTCTGCGCCTCTTTCTCCACTTTTCCGGTATAGACATGAATTGCTCAGCCGATGCCACCTCAAAGTTCCATTTCGTCCTATATAGCTTCCACCATCTCTCGCTATACTGCTTCTGAGATAGATGCACAATCTCGTGCTGAAGTGTATCTGGTCTCGGATTCCACAGTAAAAAAACTGGAAGAGCTATGCCTTTTATACCCCTTGTATGAGGGAGACCAGAATCGGATCTCCCATCCAAGTAAACCAAGTTCAGCGGCCCATCCACCGGTACATTTGTTTTAACATTCATAGTCGCTGCGGCACCTTCTGAAGATGCTAGATATGGATATGGCCTCGCCTTCTGATTCAGCTCACGGGCAATACTGTTCATTTCATAGTAGTTATCTTCCTTGTTCCAGGCTGCAATGACCGTCTGCGCCTCCGATTTAGGAATCACATTTATTCTCAGGTCGTAGCTTGCCATTAGCTCTATTTCTTACCCTTCTTTCGTTCTGATTTAATTTGCTCGCTCAGAAGGCGATCCTGAAAGAAGGAGTCCATCCGACTCTGTTTCGGGTCCACTTGCAGCCTCGCCGACCGCCTAGGAGCAATTGACTGAGCAAGCGGTGCCTTCGTGGTATTTTGCGGCACCTTCCACATGGCCGTGAGAGTATTGGTCTTCTTAGCCAGCGCTGCCTTGAACAGGTAGTCCTGGGCGTATAGCTCCCGCTCGGCCTTTTGTACATCGGGGTCTGATGACCATCCCTGGGGCGGAGGACGAACATCTGGCAATTGATCCACTAAGATACTGAATAGCTGCCCCACAGGATTTTTGAGCTGATGGTCAATATAGAATTCCGGATCCGGTTTCAGGCCATTCGCCTTCATAAATGTCGGGGTTTCAATACGGTCTCCCTGCGTACCCCGAAAGGATGCAGGCACCTTGAAATACACAAACGACATACGGTCCCCCGAGGCCGGTGCATTACCGGGGTCCCTCTCGGCAATACGGTTTGCCAAGACCTTATGAGCTGGCGGCGTCGGCGTCTTGTATTCCGATCGCAAGCTCTTGGTCAGGACTAGTTGATTGAAGCTCACCTTGTTATCCATCAAATCCGTCACCCACTTTTTCACAAATGCGGCTGCCGCCCCTACGTCTCGGTTTGTCAAGATGATTTTAATAGCACCGCCAAAGATGGTCTTCACAATAGGTGCATAATCGCGCCGCTTTGTCGCAATACCCATAGATTTCTGCACATAGTCATCGGCATTCTCCTCGTACATGTTGCCCACGTAGCGCTTCTTACTGAAGATAACAAACGGGTAAAACGCCTTATCAAACTCAAAGTCGTGCGGCTTCTTTAGAGCCTGTGTGATTAAGTGACCTGCCTCCGTCGTGATATCAATAGTGGCCTGGATGGCTTCGCGGCCTTCTAGGCGCTCACCCGTCTTTGGATTGCGTGGATTGATTTCCACGAAGAGCGAATCCGTGTCACCATAGACCACGTGCGCAGAGCATCGCGGGTCCTTGGCGGCAGGCCCATAGAAGTGCTCAATCGCCGCCTTCGCAAACATAATTTGCTTCCGGCCATACGCCGTCACTGACGCAGCCAGGTGCTGCAGCCGCACCTTGAATACTCCGGAGCCCAGTTGACCATACAGAGAGTTCGCAGTGAGCTTGTACGCCAACTGCTCGGCATCCAGAAGGGCCTTCCGGAATGGATCGGACTCTTTCTTGATCTCGGTACGCTTGGCCGCTCTTGCCGCCAGGAGACCCTGAACAATCTGGGGCAGCGCCGCTTTGCGAGTACCCGGATACTGGGCATATCGGCAAATCCGGATACCGGTCTTGATTTTCTTCGGCTGTTTGCGTGTGTCATTCGGATCTGGCTTCCAAATGTCAAAGGCAATATCAATCCACCGACAACCCATGGCTTCTCCGGCCTTCTGGAACCGGTTAATCTGTTTCTCATCGTAAGTCCAGGCAACCCTTTGCTCCTTTCCATCCAAGCTGTAGTCTTTTGCCCACAGGAGAGAGTCATAACTGATATTTTCCGACTCAATCGTGGATGGATACAGGGAGGCAAAGTCACAGACGCCGATTGGCGATCTCGTGTAAAACCCCGGTGTCGGCTCCAGAACATAGGCGCCCTCATATGAATCCTGGTCATCAGTTACGATCTCCTCGCCGTTTGGACCGTAGCGTACAGCTCCCGGCTCCGCGTTGAATGGCTTGGATGGCAGCGTTACAATTGTCAAGTTCGCGGTATTGCAGAATTTGAAGATTAGCGACTCAATCTTCACACCCTGGCCTCTGGTAAAGATCATTGTTACTGGCACGGAACAAACATTCGCCATGGACATTGCATTGTTAAAGGTCTCCAGCTTATTGTACAATTCCATCGTGAGTTCGCAATCCTGAATACAGTAAGCGGCAATGGTGGCCCGATCTTTCTCCGAACCCTGATGGAGCCTGAATATATCGGCGGGGCTAACATCGTCTTTCACAATAACCCACTTTACCGCCATATCGGTATCCAACTCCGCGTCGGCTTCGGATGGCTGAACTCGGAGGTACCCGGCTGCCACTTCCAGAATCGGAAGTTTCTCCGTGAGTTCATCACCTGTTTCATCCAGCAAAACAATGGCGCGGCCAACTTTGGCATTTCCCGTTCCACCGGTGGTAATTTTCCAGGTACCATCGGATTCTAAAGAGACTTTCTTGAGTTTGCCGGACATGAAGTACTTGGTCACCTCGTCTAACTTGTAAGAGGGGAGCTGGTATCCACGCTTTACTACGTGATACAAGTCCACCTGGAGGCGACCCTGAAGAGAGAGTGTATGGAGGAAGTTATCGCCCAGGGCCGAGGATGCGAGCCGCTTCTCCTGGAGGGAGACTTGGCCTCCGTGACCGTAGAGGCGACTCAGTTGCTGGAATGCATCGCTGGTCGCTTGGTATTTTCCGAACTTTTCTAGGACGCCGAGAGTATTCGCCCGATCCCAGACATAGCGTTCATCAAAACCAAAGATGTTATAACCCACCCAAATATCTGGATTCACGTTGATTAACCAGTTAAACCAGCCGATCAGCATCTTCTCCTCCGTGTTATACGACATCACCGTCGCCCCGACACCCTCATCTGAACATGTTCCCAGAACAAAGATGGTTCTGTGAATGGTGCCGTCTGATTCTTTCAGTACACAGCCAATTTGGATAATGGGATCGCCTTTTGCGTTATTCTTGGAGGGCTTGGCCACGGGGAACTCTCCAGAGGCGCTGTAACACTCAATATCCCAGAATAGGGCTTTGAAGGGTGCGGATGGCTTTGGGGGCTTTCTCTCCGGCGAGATGTCCAACCAGTTGCAGGTGAGAACACGGATTCCCGTTTTTTCATCCGCTTCATCTTCTCTTGCGTCCACCGAAACCCAGCCACAGGGCGCAATATCTCGGAGATGAAAGAATCGGAGCAAGGGATCCAGGCCGGATTCATAAATGGGAAGCGGCGCAGACTTCTTGCTTGTCCGGAAGATGGGCTCCTGGTGATCGTTCAGCAGTAAATTTTTCAAGATCCGGAAGTCCTTCAGGCTATTCACGGATGCCTTCACGAATGTGGACTCCTCGTCCGCCATGAAACCGTAGAGTTCCTTGCGCTGGACCTTATCCAACTTTAGTGACTTAGGTACCTCCTTTCCAGAAGTTGCCAACATGTCTTTCAAGGTAAACTCGTTTGTAGTAGGCCCCACCTTGATATAGAGGTATGGCCGGAATCCCTCCACGTCGCAGCGGACTGATTCGCCTTCTGCGGTCATTCCAAAGAGGTGTACCACGATAGAGCGGTCACCTGGCTGGGATTTATTGTAAGACTGTGGCAAGACACTCTTATCAGAATCCTCCTCAAAAGTGATCTCTAATTCCTGCTCTTCTTCGGTCTCTCGCTTGACCACTGTAATTTGGTCACGTGAAAGAGCGTCTAATATGTGAAATACGATGGGTGGCATAATTTATTGATTTTCCATAAAGTTCAGTTCAAAGCAATTTTTATAGCAACTTGGGGTCATTATACAGTGAACTAGCGTGGAGTGCTTAATTTAAGGACTCTTAAGTGGTGCTGTAAAGTGCTGAAATATGATACTTGGCGCTACTGTACTTATCTTTTATGTCTTGATTTATTTTTTTGGGTTCTCATATTTAATATTGCATTAAGTGATTTAGTTTCATTTTTAATTGCATTTAAGAGAGAACTAACGCTACCGCCTTTTTGTCCAGATAATAATTCATTGTCGACTATGGCTGCTGTTGCGGTTTTCATTCCGGGTTTTGATGATCTCACTATATCGGCCGCTACATCTGGAACACCTGATGTGACTGTTTCAATTGTTTTAGCCCTAGTAAACGTGTTCATTAACGATGGAACAGAATCATCAACATTTTCGAAGGGGGAAGCGGGGTAATTTGTTGAGGAATCGTTGGCTATGCGTGGGGGGCTGTTGCGCACAGGTATATTGTTTATACTGCGTTCTACGTCGTTTTCATTGGGACTTTCATTCGGACTTTCATTGGGACTTTCATTCGGACTTTCATTTACATTCATCATTTCATTTGGATTTTCACCATTTTTATTATCCTGAGAGGAAGTTAATTCATTTGTATTTATTTGAACCGGTGTATTTATATTTGTAAATTGTTCAAGGTTTGCATTAGCAGGGTTTTGTACAAGTGCAGAAAGAGTGGCCTTGTCTTCTTCCAATGTATTCTTGCGAGGCATAGCGTTAGTAGGCTGACCCGTTTCATTGTCCATAAAAGTTGCAGGCTTCTTGTCCGGACCTACTAGTAAAAGTGTGGGATAGAACTTCCTGGGCACGCTGGCTAAGCTGGTATTTTCTATCATTTTAGACTCAATAGATGCCAGATTCATTCCACGATTTTTAAGTTTTGTCAGAGGAGACCATACGTCTTTATGAAATCTTTCACATGGCCCACAGCCTTCTAGTCTGGCAAAGACGAGTGTGAGAGGACCTTGTACAATCATATTTTCAAATAGTTTAGCATCTTTCTTTGACCGGACATCTAAAACTTTGCCACCCTTTTTAACCTTCCGAGTCATTCTTCTGAAAAGGGCATTTTTCCGGGTCTTGGCTGCTGCCATCTATTTGTGCCATATAATATTTATACGGTGAATATAGTATGAATTTGAGGCCGTGGACATATGTTTTTGCCCTTGTCGTGGCTGGACTTTTCGTATACCATTTTACTTATGTTAAAAAACAACCGCTGCCTAAGACTCAAACTCTTGAACAGGGTTTTCAAGACAAAGTTGTTTTAGATACGTCAAAAAGCACCAATATGTTTCCCTATACTACCACACCAATCAATAGTTTAGACCAGTATGAACTAGAGGCTGTTTTTGACAATGAGGGTGATCGCCAGCTCAAGAAGCAGCAAATCAATCAAATGACTCGTAGATATCCTTTGGATTGGACTAATTATCCTCCTAATGCCAGTAAGTTCCAATCCGAACAGGCCAAGTACATAGAGGGCTTCTCAAGACAGTCATCTGCAGAAGACTTAAACAAACCTTATAAAAATATTGGTAATAGCAATTTAACACCTCCCGACACACTAGAGATGGAGCGACGGGAAAGGGAAATTTTAAGTACCTATGTACCCAAGAAAACAACTGATTTAACAAAATATGATGCAGATGATGCTCAGGCCTTGATTGAAAACATATATAAGCCAAAGGGGCTTGAGCCTACTGTGATTCAGAAAGAGGGTAACGTATTTGAGGTTGTAAGTACTCGGCAGATTAATGGTAAAATTCAGTACGAAGATGAATTACCCGATACAGAATATAAGGGATCATCTAAGCCAAATATGGCTGCGGGTGAGGCTGTGATACATGTACCGCCCGTGGCGACAGAAACGGCGGCTGGCCTGGACCCATTTTATGAGCCGACTACATCGACGCGGTCTGATCGGACCGATTACATGCAGTGGACACCGGGTCTTGAGCGGATGTTTGCGCCTACTTATCCGGTGACGGATTGGGTGGGGCAACCGAAGTAGGTCGGTTTAAACTCCAAGAACAAACGCACAGTCTAGATGGATAATTGTATCACTCTAGACAGTACTGGGTGCCGAACAACTCTTTGTGATATATCTGCAAAGGCTGGCACAGACAAGAGCCCCTTTACGCAGGGTGGTGGTCACCGTCATCCTTATAGCACACCCTACTCACTCTTTTTTGAGCCATTGAAAAACAAGCCGATCAAATTTGCGGAAATCGGCATTTTTCGTGGTGCATCTATTGTGGTCTGGCGCGCATTTTTTACAAGGGCGCGTATTTATGGATTTGATATAGATATGAATGCCATGCAAACTGTAAAGAACTATAATTTGCCCGCGGTCTACTTGGACTATATGGATGCCACAAAGCCCGATTCTATGGAGTCGGTTTTTCAAAAGTACATCAGCGACGGAGAACTATTTGACGTGATTCTGGATGATGCCCTACACAATGTCGAGCAACAGAAGGTGACGATTCGTACGTGCTTGAGTAAGCTGAAGCAGGGCGGGCTTCTCATTATTGAGGACATATTCAGAAATCAGGACCATGCGCCCTATGTAGAGGTAATGACAGAGATGAAGGATCTGATTTCCTTTTCTACGTTTATTATCTGTGATCATAAAGACCGGTACTCACCTGGGTGGGATAATGACAAGATTTTGGTGATTGTGAGGGCTTAATTTAAGAATAATATGCATATTAACGCATACCGCGGAGTAGTTAACTTCGGTACTTGGCGCCACTTGTAAATGTAGCTAATACACTTTTAAAACATTCAGTGATTTCACCTTTATTCTCAAATACAGAGGCATTTTTTAAGTTATATATATCCTGTAAATCTTTATCAATTAAAAAATGCAGGTTATATGTTAATCCGTATATTATACTACTTGTTAATTTTTTAGAATAATACTCTGGCTTTTTATCTTTTGTAATAAGAGGTAAAATACAATAACAATCTAAGAACTCGCTGTGATAATCAATAAAATTAAGGTCATATTTAAGAATTAATTTGTCTGAATATTTATCAAATTCACTAGGTAATCTAGTCCTCCCTAGGATTTTTATTCTATAATCATAATCATAAGACCCTTCTAATATTATTTTAAGAATATCTAAATCTCTTCGTTTAATATCACCTTGAATAACAAATATTGGCAATTCTGCGGGTTTTACATTATCGCAATATGGTAATCTATCGCATAAAATATAGTTTGTATTATTTAGCGGTGTTAAAAATATAATATTCTTATTTTCTGTTGGAAATACTTCGTGGGCTATATAGTAGGCATTTTTATTTAAGCTAATATATTGTTCATTATTTTTATATATTGTACAATTAATATAATAGTTACAGTATTTTGGCACTTCTAATTTAACATTAGGATATGTATTCTTAACAAATTCTTTGAAACTTTCAGATGGCCCGCAGTTTAAAAATATTTCAATACCTTTACCATAAATATCTATATTTGTTTTGATAATTGTTTCATATTTTTCTAAGACAAATGCTATAATTTCATAATGATAATCACAGGTATTTTCAATGTATAATATTATATTATCACCTGTGTTTATTATGTTAGATATGGGAGGAGTTGCTATAATAGGGTCCTCATCTTCATTTCTACTTTTAAAATATTCTAAAATAATCTGATTAAATGGTTCTCTTAAATCCTCTTTGTATTCGTATAACCCGTATGAGTTTATTTTAAGTAAATTATCAGTTGTGCTAATATTATTACTTAGACATAAATTGCCAAATGTTTTATACCTGCTACCATAATTTCTATTTAATTTACTACCGTGCCATAAATGATAAAGTATTTGATTAAAATATGTAGTTCTTACATTTTTATATTTATCATAATAAATATCGTGATATTTAATAAGCCAAAGAATATCATTTTTCCAAGAAAGGAGGCGCCATGAATCAGCTCGTAAAGAAGATGACGCAATAATAGTATCCCCGTTACCGATTATACCTATATCAAATATACCAATTGGCTCAATAAAATCTCGCCGAAATGCCCATGCAAATCCTGGATGTTGCCAAGATAAATCATAATTTATTCCTTTGCTATGTTCATATGCACAGCCCATAATTTTGTTGTATACTGTTTTCAAATCTGAATTCAACCAAATTGCTTCTTGAAATGGCTGTACTACATCATGTGTATCTAGCAAGGCACTCACGTCATCGTACCATGTGGGGCTGCTGAATATCAAGTCACAGTCCATCATATATAACTTGGTAAACTGTGAAGGAATTCGGGGCATCAGCCAATTCAACAAGTTCTCCTTGTAAAACATGTAAGAATCTGATCTAGTATTGAAGATTGTGGTACCATTCTCAGGAAAGATTGGTTCTTGATCTTTGAACAAATGTTCCACTAAAAATACTGGTATCTCAGCGTCAATCAAACTCTGATATGTCAGCTTTAGATTCCGCTGTAAGTTTTTATACGAGCAGGCATTGAAATAAACTAGAAGCACAGCCATATCAGATCTAGTCGGTTTCGGATATACTGCAGGTATGGTTAGTGCAATATCTTCAGGGGGGCCAAGAATTGCTTCGTCTATATACGGCATTATATCTGAATGTTGTAGTAGAGGATATTTTGTCATAATTTTATTTATAACGTCCCGTTTTTTAATAGATTGCTGTATCCTGGCAGATTGATATTCTTTATATTTTACTGCATGTTGCTTCCTCAGATTTAAATTGTTACTATCCATATTCAAAAGGGCTTTTAGGGATTGAAGTTCATCCCGTAGCTTTATGAAATCTTCTGAATATACCTCTTTTGCTTGAAGCTTAATATCATTTTGGATATTAGGATCCATCTTATGTAATCTGCATTTTAAAAACTAGCAATTTACCGTGCAATTTACCGTGCAATTTACCGTGCAATTTACCGTGCAATTTACCGTGCAATTTACCGTGCAATTTACCGTGCAATTTACAGTGCAATTTACAGTTGCGTGATTAATTGGTCATATCTGCAAACCCCCTGCAATTCTCCGATTCACAATCAGCCAAACACCCTTCTAAATAGCTCGCAATCTCAGATTTATCTATACCCTGGTACTTTTCGGCTAGCTCATTTATTTTTGCCTCTTTCACCTTCGCAAATTCCAGTCTCAAAGCGGTCATTCGCTGCACAAGTGGTCCGCGTTTGGTAGATAAGATTGCCTTGGCATTTACATCTGTATTGGGGTCCATCAACATGGCCTGTATTTTATTTAGTTCCTTTTTGGCATTTACCATGGGCATTGAGTGTATAACGTGCGCTTCAGTCTCTATGTCATTCTTTACACCCTCGTCCATTTATACGTCCTATTTCTACCATACAGATATTTCACACTGTCTAAACGCATAATCCGTTGAGACTATATAATGCCCATATGGTTTGATTACAGAGAACGAGCTTTATTTAAATTAGCACCGACCGTAAAGGAGTTGACTCCACCTGTGGGGGACATATGGATTGGTGATTTATCTGGGGTCAATTTGATGGCCGGTGGTGTTATATTAGAGAGAAAAACCGGTGCAGACTTGGAAGCCAGTATCATGGACGGGCGCTACAGGGAGCAACGGGGGCGTCTCTTAGCATACGCCGCCGAACACAAGGTCGCGGTTGGCTATGTAATTGAGGGTATCTTAGATCGCCTGGATGCCAGACTCACAGAATCGGCGCTACTGAAGCATATAACCAGGCTTCAGTTTCACCATCGTATTCCGGTTGTTCAGACTGCTTCATCTAAGGAGACCGTGCGACTTGCTGAACTCATAGAGGAGCAGTGGGTAAAGGACTGCGGGAAGTTCGCTTGGCCCTGTCTAAGCACCCCTGGTTCTGCCGATGCTGGTTGTACAAATAGCACAACAGCAGTCGCAGCCTCCTACATAAAAAGCGCCTGTCGCGATACTCCTGAGACCTTTTTGCTGGGTACTCTGACCCAGTGTCGCGGAATCAGTGAAGCGATGGGGCGATTTATTCTAGAGAAGTACCCTACGCTTGAGACCCTTATGACGGCAACGGCTGCGGATTTGGCATTGCTAGGCGACCCTCAGAATACGGCTAAGAAGCGCTTGGGGAAGGCTGTGGCAGAACGGTTATATGGCCTGTTGCACTCTACGGGCTCACATCTTCCAAAGCTCATCCAAGACATTTGACAATCCATCCTGCTTTTCCGCGAAGCGGACAGATCCTTTACCACCAGATAAAAAAGTTGGTCCCTGTGTTCCTGAATACGGAGATGGTCTTTCCATGGTTTCTACAAAACCAGCGGGTGGTGTGTAATCCGCCGCTCGTAGTGTGACTCCAGCATTCGCACCCCCTGTGGCTGCCGCGCGCATTGTAACTTGAGAGGCGCCTTTTCTTTTTTCTGGTGCAGCCATCTTTGGAATCATAGATTGGACAATTGGATTCTTTTCCAAGAAGTACTTATGTTCATGATGAATCCATGATATCCATAGGAGATTAGGATATGTATATCTGACTTCATATCCCTGATTTCTCAACTGATGTACAATATAGACGATACAGTCTTGTAAGTCAAGAGTGGGGAGACCAAGTACAAAGGGGGGCACATTATAATAGACAAAGGTGGGTTGGGTGGGCTGTACAGCAGCATGGGCCACTTTCTGCAGTGCTTGCTCTAAAATCTGATTATACGCCTTATGCCGGGCTTGATCTTTTTTCAAACGGGCATCAAAAAGCGTAGAGGCGTGCAATTGTGGAATACCCGCCATTTCTAACGCAGGGATTTGATCTTATTTTTTTCAAAGCCGCGCGAAATACCCCCTTCTCATATCTCCACTTAGAGAAATGCCCGGCGAACGTATACTTCTAACCGGTTGCACGGGTTTTGTTGGAAAATTTGTTCTCCGTGAACTTTGCCTTCGTACAGAAAAAAACACTACAATCATATGTCTTCTTCGAGGTCGTAAAGGTAAAACGGCTTTAGAGCGCTGGAATAATATACAGACCACGTCACTTTATACTTATGTTGACCTATCCAGAGTTACTATCCAAGAAGGTGATCTAGATAATCTGGAAAACATCCAATGGCCCGAAGGCCAAGAACCAACACTCGTTATCCATTGTGCTGCAAACGTGAAAACCCTAGATAGTTATGTTAATCTTTATAGGGACAACGTACTTGGTGTAGAAAATCTATGTGAATTGGTGTTAAAATGGTCAAAAACTGCCGAATGCCGCCTAATACTTGTCTCAACATGTTATGTCCACCCGGCAAAAACCGTAGGAAAAGCGGAACTTTTATCTAAAGATTTGCCAAGATCTGTATTTCTAACAGATTACACCTATACAAAATTCCTCGGAGAACACGTGGCTGCATCATATTCTGATAAATTTAAAATTTCTATTATGCGACTCAGTTGCGTTGGTGCACCGTGTAGTTGGTTAGATGCTCACCCTACACCCGAGGCCATGGCCCATCTTGGTTTTACATCTCTCGTTTTGAGAGGCAGGGTTCGTATTTGGCGTATACCCCCAATGTTACGTATGAGTACAATCCCTGTTGATATTGTTGCTAAATCCCTAGTCGACGAAGTGCTCTTTTTACCTCAAGATAAAACTCTGCGCGTGAAACAAATTTGTGCAGATCCAACATCCCCATGGAATATTTCCATTTACGAAATATATAAAACTCTTAAGCGTCTTTCACCAAAATTAGATATTCAAGTATTTGATATTCCAGAAGATGAATTCAATAAAAAGTTGGGAGAACTCATTGCTTGGTATACCCCGTGGGGTCTAAAAAACTTCCATTTTCATAAAGAGGTGAATGTATTCATCAATAAATTTACAGACAACCAGGTTTTTGTGAGTTCTGTTCCGCCAGAATATTTTCCAAGCATCAGCCATGATCAAATTTATGAACAACACTGTCTTTACGTTGCTAGGGGAAATCACCAATATTTGCTTGAAAAAGGTATAAAATTAACAAACATTGACTTATTCTGGTCAACTATGCCAAAGCCATATATATTGATTAATCTACTATTCAAAAAGCCTGTTCAATTCAATTCTGTAAAGGAAGCGGAAGAGCGTTTTTTTAATATTTTATCTTCATATCGGCTGAGTTATTCAATGCATACTATGATTGATAAATACAAATACTCAGCAAAAGACGGGCCATATATTTATTGGTCAGAGAGTAAAGCAAATTACGATAGAAAAATAAATTTAGAAATTCTGGGAGACTACACGGGAGTAACTGGTATTAAGACCATTATACATCATTCAGTAAGTGATGGAATTGCGGCTATTCAACATCTGTTACCAAGGTGTTTAGATATAGGGGCTACAATACCCCTACAAACTCTTCCATCCAGTAATGTAAAGTCTAGAAGTCTTTCAATGTCCGAAGAATTAATGTGTTTCATATATTATTTTGCGGCTATAGTGAAAACTGTATTTGAACCCCTGCGTGAGCCTAGTTCAGAAGAGACCATTGAATATAGTGATACAACTATTTTTAAACATTTGGGTAAATCCTTTACTGTATCCATGTTAAAACAAATGTACCCAATTTTCAGATCTGCTCTTAAAAAGGATACAATTCTCTATGTAATTCCTGCGACCGTTGAATCTGCGCGGGATCGTGGGTTATCTGTTCCGCATAATTCATTCGTACCAATTATTCTTCCATGGTCTCAAGACGGTGGAATAATGCAGGAGGTTTTTTTACATTCCAAAGCAGTAAAGGCTATTTCTACAGTTTTGATACATTTGGTTTCAATGACAGGAATTGAAATAATTCGTGAGGCGTTTATAAAACGCGTAGATGTATGTTTTTCATCTTTAATGGCATCAGAATCATCATTTGACAATATTAAAGCCTTGTATTTTTTATCACCATCTAGTGAATATACAGCATTTACAGTGTCTGCGCTTACTATTGGTAAAACTACTCATTTGACAGTGTCGTCTAAAATAAAAAATTATCCTGCAAGTAAATTAATAAAGTATCTAAAAAATGAGTAATTAGTTAATATAAATATGCCTATTATACCTCCAAAGCGACTCCTTTTGAGCGGTGGCGGTATAAAAGTTTGTGGAATTGTTGGAGCAATAAAGCGTTTGCAAGAAGATAAAAAACTTGTATCCGTGAATGAAATTTGCGGTATAAGTGCGGGTGCGTGGCTGGCTTTTATGATGGCCATAAAGGTCCCCATAGAAACCATTGAGCGCCTTATTTCTGATATAGATTTTGGAGTGATTCGTAATTTAACTGCTGAATCGATATTAGGATTTCCTGAGACGTTTGGTTTGGATGATGGGACAAAATTTGTAAATTTGTTGGAAATGATTTTCCGTGTTGTTCTTAAGATTGACATAGGTCTAACATTTGCAGAAATAAAAACAGGTATACAATTTCGCTGCTGGGCAACAGATTTGACCACAAAATCTGCCAGGGAATTTTCAGTTAAAACTACACCGGATGTACGTATAATAGACGCCCTACGAGCAACTACAGCCATACCAATTTATTTCACACCATCTATAGACCCTATTACAGGGAATATGCTTTCAGATGGCGGAATTCAAGGAGCAATCGGACTACAAAATTTAACATTTGAAGAGATAGCAGAATCTATTGTTATTGGGTTTTTGAATAACGATGAAAAAAAGGGTACATCACCTATTGATATAATGGGATTTATGAATGCAGTATTTAAATGTATGACTAATTCTCGGCACGAGGACCTCTTAAAAAAATGGAATCACCATATTTTAAGAATTCCCTTAGATTTCCAGTCATGGAATTTTGAAGCAACCAAGGAAGACAGATTAGGTCTTATAAAAAGGGGGTATGATGCTGCTAAGTTGTGGTTGACAAACCCGCCCTCACGTTTTATTTCTAGACGTCATTCTGTTTGATTATTTAACATGTGTATCTATAAATTTTCTCATAGCAGTCATATTTCTTTCACCGGTGTATTCTATTGTTTTACCGTCAACTGTAGATAATATAAATGTAGGAAAGCCCTTTACATTATTTGCCTGTAATTCGGCGGCTGCAGCGGGTTCGGCTTGTTCTAACATCCGAATTTTTGTCTTTTTACCATTATTTTCAACCTGTCCAGAGGCAACAAATGTACGGTATTCGGGTAAAATAGATTCGCAATGGGGGCAACCATTCATATAATACATAGTAAAAGTATTTACAGATTCACCAAGATCAGTAAAAAAATCAAATTTCTGCATACCACCACCAGAAATAAGTGTTGAAAGATAGAACAATATGGCTAGAACTATTAGTACAAGTAAAATAAGACGGATATTTGGCATGCTGTTTCTATTCAAGGCTCTTATATTTTTTAAATAAATAATACCGTGGAGTACTTAATTTTAGACCGCTGAACATTTCATTTTGGTACTTGGCGGGGCTTTGCCCTGCAAAATTGTAGGAGTAGAAATCTACAACGGTCGCTGGCAAACGAACATTTTGAAATGTTCGTTGGTCTAACACTTAGTTCTATGTTCTTGAACTAACCTAAAACGTCTGAGTCTTTTATATAAAGAATGTCTTGGGTTGCCGGGCTTAGGAATGGGGTTTTATATTGTGTAAAAACTAGGCCATTGGATCCAAGGTGGTCTAGCAAACATATTCAAAAAATGCTCGGTTTTTGTGCAACGGGGATGCACCTTGGATTGAGTGAAAATAGAGCATTTCAGGCAGCAGAGGCGCTTATTATGAGCGAGATTTATCCGGAGATTTCTTGGCCAAATCACATATTATATGCGGATATTAACGTAATTTTGGGGATGAAACCTCTCAATTGTCCCGAGGAAACAACATGAGACCGAGTAAGACAAAGAAGAACAGAACTGTGTGTAAAATAAGACCAGTAGGCGTGGGACAGCCAGCATTTGAGGTAATAAATATGGAGCCAAAGACCATCTGTGTGACTTTGTAGGTTTCGGGGCAGGCCAGTAAGAAAAATACTAGGGCGCTGTAAAAAGAATACTTGGCCTTGAGTCCTAGAGGTAAATAACCACCTGATCCGGAAGCCATTCTCTACTTCGCCCTTTCATTTTCATTTATAAGTATTTGGATGATATATTTATCTAGGACTTTAGGAATCCAACTAGGACATTTTACTAGTTTACCTTGCGTGGTATCAGTAATGTAAGTACTCTGATGAACACAAGACCATTTTGTGTTCACTAGATTACATTTGTAATATCTGTAGCTTGGTTCTATGCTTACAGAAGCGCCTCCAAATAGTCTTTCAAATATATTACCTGAAGACATTTATTATTGCTTCTTAAAAAATTCTGACAGTATATCCGCTCTTACAATTGTTGGAATCCAGTATAGACGGGCTCGGGGTAATGCACTTTCGTAGAGCCCGTGTATGCGCTGTGTAACAGCGGAACTATAGTCATTGGGATTCATTAGGACATCTAGCTCTTGAGGTGATAAGAGGCCAATGGCACCACGTGCCTCTTCCAATTTTTCTTGATCTGCATTAGTTCTTAAGAAATGTACTAGAGGCTTTACAAGGTCTAAGGCGGGAGGAGGACCAGGACTGGGTAGGCTAAACTTGACTTTTGGGTTTATCGTATTGTATATCTTATTTACAGATTCCCAAATGGTTTGTTGTTTTATTAATGATTCTATAGGGATTTCTTTATAATCATCGTCTTCACTATCACTGCGAGAGCCGCCGCCTTGCCCTCTTCGCCCTGTTTCTGCCTTCTCAGCAGCAGTTGCTCCAGTTGCTCCAGTTTGTTGAGTTGGTCCAGTTGGTCCAGATGGTCCAGTTGGTCGAGTTGGTCCAGTTGGTCCAGTTGCTCCAGTTTGTTGAGTTGGTCCAGTTGGTCCAGTTGCTCCAGTTTGTTGAGTTGGTCCAGTTGGTCCAGTTGCACCAGTTCGTCGAGTTGGTCCAGTTGGTCCAGTTGCTCCAGTTCGTCGAGTTGGTCCAGTTGGTCCAGTTGCTCCAGTTCGTCGAGTTGGTCCAGTTGGTCCAGTTGCACGAGTTGTACCAGTAGCATCTGTCTCTCCTGTGGGACCAGTATCACCACCACCTCCACCCTCATTTTCATCAACCTCATTTTTATAATCCTCATTTTCATAATCCTCATTTTCACCACTCCCATTACCACCTTTAGGGTGCACAGACCTATTAATATTTGTAGTCAACGCTCTAAAACTGATCACTTCTGGGCAATCCCGCAATTGTGGTAAAAGCCCTCGTACATTTGGATTATCTTTACCTAGAATACTAATTAACGTAATCAATAAAGCACAGTCACTATTTGGATCATTTTCATCATAGCCGCCAAATTCCTCAGTTCCAATAGCTTGATGTAGCCTTTCATCATCCTCCTCTTTTTTTAATTCTGTCAAATATTTTTCTACGAAGTCTAACTGACCTCCTAAAACGGGCATACCATCAGTACCTTTGCCAGGATTAAAATGAATTTTATCCAAATTTCCAGGATCTGATAGCCAAGACTTATAGCGTTCAAAAGCGCATTTCATAAGTTTTCTATCGTTTTTATTAGACGGTACGCGATATTCACCTTTGGGAAGATATGCACCATCTTCTTCTTTCTTTGATATAGGTATATAGGTCATATGTTTGATAAACCAGTACTTTTTGAATAAAAAAACTATATTGCTTTCATTTCCGAAACGCTGTTTGAATTCAGCAGTGGTTCTAAGACCAGGATCACCAAATGTTACTTCATGATTACGACCGTCAAATGAGAAGAATTCATTTTCAAAATTTACCAATTGACGGCTATTTATTATTTTATCTATTTCTTCAAACTTTGCTGGTTGAGGGGGGGGTGGTCCAGACACCGCATCTTTTCCAGGCTTGCCTTCTGGCCCTGTGTAGCCAGTGGGTCCTATGGCTCCGTCTGCGCCAGTTGCTCCAGTTGCTCCTGTGGCTCCGCCTATACCAGTTGCACCAGTTGCACCAGTAGCACCAGTTGCACCAGTAGCACCAGTTGCGCTACTAGAACCACTTGCGCCAGTTGCGCCAGTTGCGCCAGTTGCACCAGTTGCACCAGTCGCACCACTTGCCCCAGTTGCACCAGTTGCACCAGTCGCACCAGTTGCACCGGTACCAGACGCACCAGTAGCGCCAGTTGCACCAGTTGCACCAGTTGCGCCAGTATCACCAGGAGTACCAGTGTCGCCAGTTGCACCAGTTGATCCAGTACCAGAAGCACCAGTAGCACCTGTTGCTCCAGTTTCTCCAGCTGCACCAGTTGCACCAGTTGCTCCAGTTGCACCAGTTGATCCAGTATCACCAGGAGTACCAGTTTCTCCAGTTGCACCAGTATCACCAGGAGTACCAGTGTCGCCAGTTGCACCAGAAGCACCAGTAGCACCAGTTGCACCAGTTGCACCAGTTGCACCAGTAGCACCAGAAGCACCAGTAGCACCAGTTGCTCCAGTTTCTCCAGTTGCTCCAGTTTCTCCAGTTGCTCCAGTTTCTCCAGTATCACCAGGAGTACCAGTTTCTCCAGTAGCACCAGTAGCACCAGTAGCACCAGAAGCACCAGTTGCTCCAGTTGCTCCAGTTGCTCCAGTATCACCAGGAGTACCAGTGTCGCCAGTTGCACCAGTAGCACCAGTAGCACCAGTAGCACCAGAAGCACCAGTAGCACCAGAAGCACCAGTAGCACCAGTTGCTCCAGTTTCTCCAGTTGCT